GCCACCAAAGCTGTAACCCGCTTCACCTTCAATTGTACGAAAGGATAGTAGAAACTGAACCATAGAAACTCACGATTCAGCCAATTCTTTGAGCCGTCCGAGGCAACGTGGATATTGATGTTCGCCCCGTTGTAATCCTCGAATATCACCCCGGCTATCAATCGTCCGTGCTTCTCAAGACCTACAGCGGTTCCCCTACCCTTTACCCATGTCCCACCGGCGCGGGTACATACCCATTCCCCAATGCGGTCTGCATCGTCTGTGATGACGTTCAAAGAACCCCGCCCTTTTGATAGACGAAATCCGTAGCGGACCAAGTGAGCGGAGCACCGTTGTTCTGCACCTTTAGGCGTAGAGCGGCAGAGCTACCAACAGCGCCCACGGTTTGCCAATTGGCGATGTTGGTCAACCCACCACCCCATACCATCGTTCCCCAAACCAAAGAACCCCAAACCATCCCAGTAGGCGTGGTGTAGTTCAAAGCCCCGGTAACGTCCTGCGGGTTAAAGTCGATATTCAACCCGTAGATCACGGAAGGTGACCCGCCAGATTGAAGGTAGGGCTTCACCATCGTGAAATACTTGTTCTGCGCTCTAAGCCCAAAGTAGCTGAACGCAGGCAGGACATCAGCGACTATCGAGGACATGCCGTCCAAGTTGCCAGACCATGCAAACTTGACAGAATCATCATCCCCGAAATATAGCCCCGACGATGCGTTACACCAACTGGATGCGTTCCAACCAGTGAACTTGGCCCAAGACCCGGTTAGGGTGTTCTGGGCGAACTGATAATTCGCACCATCTCCCGAGGGTACGTTCAGAATCAGCATGTTCGCACTTGGGAACAAACACAGTTGCCAGCCAAAGTTAGACCCGTAGGTATTGGCTGCGATGCTGACGGAGTTCTGAATCTTGTCCGTCAGGGAAACCCTACGATCCACCGAGGCGGAGAGAAGCGCCTTCCCCATCGGGAATACGCCCTCCATACAGTTAATCGCTAGGTCACCGCCGTACTTGATGCCGCACCTGCGGCCTAGTGGCCTACCTAGAACGAACACACCGACAAGCGCCCAAGTGGTCGCAGACGATGGGTCGGTGCCTTTGTAAACAGCCACCTCGCCATTGGACGTAATCACAGCCAAGTGGTCATCTGAACCGTCCCCGGCGTCAATCGTCCAGTTGTACACAGCTTGGATATACCCGCCCAGGTTAAACACCGAGCCAAGGTCGATCTTTACCGCTGCGCCACCAATGCTGTTTACTGGCAGATACCACAGGTTTAGGGACGCGGCCTGTACAAAGAAAATCCGGTTCTTAAACACTGTCCCGTGGACAAGCTCCGTTGTCGTTACGCCAGTGATGGCAGGTACAGAAACACCATCCACAGAAACCCACGTAGCCCCGTCCCACAATTGAGGCTCATCAACCCCGTTCAGCAGGTACATGAAAGACCCGCCCGGAGTGGTTATGTTCACATTCTGGAAGCGAGAATTGGACAACCCTGTGACAACAGCCGCCCCAATAGCCCCTGCGGTCGTTATGTCGAAAATCTCGCCATCACTGATGGCAAACAGCGTAGAAGTGCCAGAAACTGGAAGATATTCAACAATCGTTTCCACAGGCTCACTAAACCCGGTGGCCCAATCTGAATAGCCCTTCCGAACAGCCACTTCGGACGGATACGGCCACCAGTTGTTTAGAATCACCGCGTCCTTGGCTGGCATGTCGGCCAGTGAATCGCGGTCATTCAATCCCCCAACGGGTGCGGGTACGCTAGTGGCATTGGCTCTCATGAGGGGAAGTTCCCATCCTGAATATTCCGGGTCGTCAGGAGAATACTGGACCCATATGGGGAAAGACTCAACTTGGGTGCAGACTTGTCCTGCGCCTTACATTGATCCAACAGGCCCCTAAATTCCTGCGCATCATCCACCGCGTCAAGTCCTTTAGCGGCTTTCCACTTGGCTTTCATCCCTGTAATCAACAGGCTATCGTCATAGATGGTCGTATCCGTGTCGGCTTCAAACTCATCTTGTTGAACATCCGTCGAACTGCGAACCCACGATTTGCTGATGTACTCGAAAGCGAATACGTACCCGTCCGGAGGCGGAGGGTTCAGGGTGATGCAGTCTTGATAGATGCGGAACCTGGTTCGTGGTCCGGCATAAACAATCCCGCTTTTGAACGATTGCCAGTCTTGCGGGGATTCAGGCCCCATTAGCGGCCAGCGGTTCGTGCGGTCCCATTCCGTCTGTGGAATCTGCTTTTTCCAATCACTCGGGAGTGGGTACTGAACCTGAGAAAACAGAAGGTCTTGAGTCCCTGACTCCGTGGCCTTCATGTTCATCGTGACTTGGGTGGCAGAGTCAATCGAGACGATCTGAGCGAATGGCTGTACACCAGTCGCGTAAACGCCCCAATTGACGCTGAAACCTGACGTGTCGGTCAGACCAGTGATAACCGCACTCCCAGCCACCAAAACACCGCTTTGCGTCTCCGCTACGGTGTTCAGGATATGCTCTTTGTTCAGTCTTTCCCAATCAAACTGTCGCGTCAGGTCTTTACCGAGCCTGTTCAGCAGGGCGAACATCTGCGCGGTCTGCGGGTCCGTATTCCCTATGACGGAGGCGGGCTGAGGAAGTCCCATCTCCGCGCATACCTGTTGAACAAGCTCTAGTAACGTCATGCTTCCACCGATTCCTTACGTGGACGGCCCGGCTTCTTGGCCCCAAGTTCGTCCAATTGCGCCTGCATGTCCGCAAGCATGTCTTTCAACCTTTGATTCTCCGCAGCCTGTGCCGTTGCAGCGGCAGTGTTTGCAGCGACGGAAAGGTACGACTTAGCCTTGTCCCGGAGGGTTTGGAAGCCCATACCGAGTTTCTGTACGTGCAGGTCAGTCAAGGCCGCCATTTGTTCAACAGTGTGAACCTCGCGGTACTTTGCCTCTTTCACCTCAGCACGGTTGATCTGCGGCCACTGCTCAAGCGGGGTTCCATCAACCGCCTCGGTCTCTGAGCGTTTGAATCGCTCGTAAGCCTTTGCGTGGCGTTGAAAATCGTCGGGCTTTGCAACCCGCTCGATGATGTTGTTCTTGTCACCGGGAATGACTTTGCGAATCCATGTCACGTTTTCGTAAATGGGTCGCCCTTCCTTCTCTGACTTGTGCTTGATCTCAATTGCGTCCGAATAGAACTGCACGAATACGCTTTCAGCGGAGTTGTCCACTTTTTGCCTCTATGAAAAATGGGGGCCGAAGCCCCCGTAAGTTTAAGCCGACAGGATGGCGAACCAGTTAGTCGGAGAAACGGCAACGAACAGAGCGCGGCCACCAGCACCAACGGAGAACCCTTGGGTGGTGACTGTCAGTGCGTTGATTGCGGCTCCAGCGCCGGGATAGACCAGCAGAGCGTTAGCCCCGCTGTTAATCACGACTACGGAAGCCCCAGACTCAGCGGGCATCAGCTTGACGCCGGTTCCCGATGCGGTCGTGGTGGTACGGTTGACAACTGCGGACAGTTGCAACGCGTCAGAGTAGGTCGAACCCGTAGCGGTCAGGCTGTTTCCCACATCTCCGCAGATGTTGGTAGCAGCTTGTCCGGCTAGGCCAGACCCTGTAAGGCGGCTTGGAATTGCCATGATTGCTCCTTAAAAACGGGGCCGAAGCCCCGTCATCAGACGATCTGGCCTTGGTGGAACGGGCGATCAATCTGGATGATAGCCAGACCAGTAGACGGGGTGCCCGTCGTGGTGCTGAACTTAGCATTCAGAATCTGTTCGCCGTTCACTTGGGCGTCATCCACGCTACCAGGGGTGGCGGCGAGGCTGAACACCTCAGCACCAACCACAGCAGCATTTGGGGCAGCAACAGCAGCCGCGCCAGCGATTTGATACCAACCGTATTGGCTGGCAACGTTCTCTGACATGGCAACTGCTACCGGCCCAATACCACCCGTAGCGGGCGACAGAGCGGTAGTCCCGAGGGTTTGGTCAAAGTCCACCATCGTGCCGACAGCGGTAGAACCGATGCCTTTCAGATAGACGAACTCGCCCGCGCCGTAGGTGGGATCGAAAGCCGTCACGATAGTACCCAGAGCGTGGCGCTGGGTAGTGCTCGTTTCAGCAATCGGCTGAAAGCCCAAAAGGGGCGTAGAGATTTTGTATGCCATGATTTACTCCTTAGTCGGTCAGAACGCCTTGGAACTGGGCACCCGAACAGGTCAGGTTACCAGCCCAGCCAATGAGCTTCACGATGGCGTCTTGGTTGACCGACTGACGGTCGCCACCAATAGGCACAAAGTTACGATCACGGTGGGGGCGGAAGAACAGATAGTTCGTGTTGATGAAGTACATGCGGTTCGTGTTGATGGAACCACCGATACCACCGTCCAGAACCACGTCGCAGTTCAGACCAGCACCCAGATACTTGAGCGAGGTGAAACCAGCCGCCGCCATCTCTTCACCCTGCACACGCTGGATAGCTTGCAGGCTTTCGAGATACAGACGGTAGTAGTTGTCACCAGCCACGATCATATCCGGACGGTCAGTGCCGCGAACCAGTTGCACTGCAACACGGTTCATATAGCTCTGAATGTTCGCGGACGTAGCAGCAGCGCCACCGTCGGTAGTCGCGTCAAACGCAATGTTGCGCCAGAACGACCACGTAAGGCGGTTGATGCCACCGTAAGTACCAGAACCCGGCGAGGTGGAGATCGCAGCCGCGAGGCCGGTGATATCCTTGCCGCCGTTACCAGTACCGTCCGAGTACAGACCGGCGCTGATCTGGTTCTTCAGTTGCGCCTCAGCCACCTGGATGCGGCCTTCAAGCAGGTCAATGATCTGCTCTTTACCGCTGTTTTGCAGCATCGTCAGGCCGTCAATCGACACCGCAGCAGCGTACTGCTTGATATCGAACTCAGCCGCCGAAATGGGGCTGTTCGGGGTAATGTCGATCACATCGTAACCGCTGTACGAACCGGCGTTTTGAGTCGTCGGGTCGTTGTACATCAGTTCTTGAAGGATCACGTTACCACCGCTGAACGGCTTTACGTTGCCACGGGCGCGCAGCTTCATCAGGAGCGCGTTGTTTTTCGTCACAGAGTCCGCCAGCACACCAGACCGGCTTTGAATGGTCGTGGTGATGATGTCGGAAAGATTGGCAAATGCCATGATAGTTTTCCTTTAATCAGGTTTGAGCGAAGGCCGACTCCAACTGTTCTCGGAGTGACCCCTTGGCAGGCTGAATCCCACCGCTAGCGGGCGAGGAACCGCGGACAGACACTGAGGCAGCTTTTGCCCTTGCGTTAGTCGAGTCCTCAATTGCTTTGCGTTGAGCTTCGGCGCGTTGTTGCTCAATCAGGGTTTGCCTGATTTCCGGACGCATCCACACAGCCATATCGTAGGCTTGATTCATGTCAGTGGCTTTGCCGCTGTGAAGCAGCGTAGCCATGTCATCCCGCACAGCCTCGAAGTGCGGTTTTCCAGCAGCAAATTCCTGGATTTGGGCGTTAGCCCGCGCCTGCTCTTGCTGCTGCAATTGGGATTGCCAAGTCATTTGAGACTGGCGAACTTGATTCAATTCGTTCATCAAGTATTGAATCTGCGGGTCAGTTTGTTGCGGCTGTCCACCGAGATCAATACCGTACTGCTGCGCCAATTGGTGCATGTACTGCGTTTTTGTAGCCGGGTCGCTGGTTCTCAGGATATGGTCGGCCTTGAGAAGATACGAAACAGCCGTAGGGGCATCTACCCCTAGTGATTGGAAAGTCTGCTGATAAGGCTTTGTGACCTGTTCAAAGGCTTTCCCTTGTTCAGCAAAGGTCTTGAACTCACCGATACCCTTGTGAAAGTCACCCTCCCTGCGCTCTGCCTCCAAGGCAAGCAGCCTGGTTTCCTCTGGTGTTAGCGTCTCTCCCTTGTCTGCCTTTAGCCACGCCGTTTGTGCCTCTGGCTTCCATGAGCTAGGGGCTTTCCTTGCTGGGGCTTCAATCACTGGCTCTGGAGCGGCCTCGATTTGAGTCTGCTCCACTTTGGCTACGAACTTGCCCGCATCATCGCGGGGCTTGTCGATTACCACAGGCTCAGGAGTTACAACAGGTTCGGGAGCCTCGGCAGCATTCATAGATGCTTCCAATGCCCCGCGCAGATCGTCTTGGGTTTCCATTAGGATTCCTTGCAGGGTTGATAAAACTTAGCCATGCCGTCTAACGGCCTCAATGATGTGGTTACGAATAGTCCGGTCCGGCTCTGGCCTTCTTTGGACGGGTTTCTCGTTGCCCACCTCAATCAAACGATGTTGTTTAAGGTGTTCGCGGTGCTGCCTACGTCCACCGATCATTTCCCCGGTAACCATGCTTTGATACGGTTGTATGTCGGGCATGATGAGAGGGCCAACAGGCGACCGTGACTGATATTCCTCTATAGGAATCAGTTCAAACGTCTTCGGGTCTTGTACGTAGCGTTTTCTCATAGCAGCATCATGATTTCTATGTCGTCTTCCTCATCGTCCTCGATCTTCTTCAATAGGACGGCCAGCAGTTGCGCAGCGATAAACGCCTGAACCTTTGCACTGTCTCTGGCTGATGCGTAATCAACCTCGGGAAGTGCTTTCTTGACCTCTGGAACGGCTAACGCTTCCGACAGGTTCTCTTTAACCAGTTCCTTGACTTGTGCCAGCGTGGGCTTTTTCTTGTGCAACTTTGCCCAGTGCTTGTACCAATACCCATCGTGTGTATCGGTCTCTCCGCCACTTACCGTTACCGTCCCATCCTGCCCCGTAAACACCAGTGAGGCAGCGTCACCAGATACAACAACCGCAATTTGTACGGTCGCGTTTTGCCCAGTAAAGACCAGTGACGCCGCATCGCCGCTGATATTGACGTTCCCGCTATCAGCAGGAATGCTCGATATCGGCAGGGATGCAATTGCGTCAAAACCTAGCATGTCTGCACCTTGTTCTCAACAACGCAGATTTGACGGGGCTGTAGCTCGTATTTGATGGCTACCTTTTCACGTTTCAAAGGCGCAGCGCAACCGGCTAGAAGCAGGCAAACAAGGATTGTTTTCATTACCACCACCGCATGATTAGCAATCCTGGTGCGCCGTTACCACCGTTTCCAGAGCCAGTGGTGCCATTACCACCGCCCCCACCGCCGGAGCCGTACCCGCCAGCGTGACCGGCATTTCCACCAGCACCGCCGTTAAAACCACCACCACCGCAACCGCCGACAGATATCATTGGGCGGTTAAGTAAATATCCATCCTGCCCAACTCCACCACCGGCAGCGCCACCAGAAATAGTCGGATAAAGCCCGCTTGAGGTTTGTTGGCTCCCGCCTGTTGCTCCAGTAGACCCACCACCTCCAGCGCCAGCACTAAAAAAGAGACTAACTACAATTGAAACACTACTTCCAGTTCCAAATGCAACGCCGCTTGTCCCGGCTTGCCCAGCGTTTGCATCAAAGCGACCGAGAGAAGCAAGGTCCATATTTGCGATAACAGCCGCAGAAGGTGCGCTACCACCACCACCAGAGGCAGCGCCAGCAGAGCCGCCATTAGCCATCAAAAAAACATCTTCGCCACTGGTTGACGGCAAACACGACAAATAGCTATTCACACCAGCAGCGCCGCTTGTGTTGTTTGCCGTTCCACCCGCTCCACCGGCTCCAATGGAGGCGTATAGACATTTTGGAAGCGCGGAAGCTGGGAACACTCCCGCTGTTAGGCTACTTGTTGACCCTCCACCACCGCCAACTACGCCGGTTGCTCCGGTTGAGTTTGGCCTACCGCCTCCCCCACCTCCGGCAATAAGGGTAAATTGGACAAACGAAGCGCCGCGAGGCATGGGCAAACAACGCCATTGCGTAGTTGTATCCGTAGCCCATCCCGGAACCCATAGTTCCCTAGGACCGACCAAATGCCCTACGTCTATCACCACCACCTCATGATTAGAAGTCCGGGCGCACCGTCACCACCGTTACCGCTTGTCGTCGTTGCGTTACCACCCCCGCCACCACCGGAACCGTAGCCGCCACCTGTGCCGCCAATGTTTGCGCCGCCAGTACCGTTAATTCCGCCACCACCGGCCCCGCCAAGGCAGATCATCGGGCCTACTGTGCTTTTTACGTAGATGCCGTTAGAGCCAGGGTTATTGCCAGAAGCCCCACCGCTCAAAGTCGGATACAAAGCACTGGCTGATGTGATGTTTCCGCCAGTTCCACCACTAGACCCACCACCACCAGCACCACCGGTCAGAAAGCTAGACACGATTGCAGATACGCTGCCACCGTTTGTTGTGTTGCCAGCGGCCCCAGATACACCGGCTGTTGCTTGCCAGATGCCTAGAGAGGCCATATCCATTGATGTGATGACAGCCGCACCCGGTCCACTTCCGGCCCCACCAGCGGCCGCACCACCGTTACCGCCGTTCGCATAAATAATGGTGTCTTCGTCGTTCACAGAAGGAACACAAGACAAATACGTCGCT